CGCTCGATACAACCACGAAACCATCGCACTGGGTTTCTCGCTGACCGAAGAGGCCATCGAAGATAACCTGTATGACAGCCTGTCGGCTCGTTATACCAAGGCGCTGGCTCGTGCTATGGCCTATACCAAGCAGGTTAAGGCTGCCAACGTCCTGAACAACGGCTTCTCGTCTACTTACCCCGGTGGTGACGGTGTTGCTCTGTTCTCGTCGGCACACCCGCTGGTGTCTGGTGGTACCAACAGCAACATCCCTTCTACCCCTGCTGACCTGAACGAGACTTCTTTGGAAGCCGCCGTTATCCAGATCGCAGCATGGACGGATGAACGTGGCCTGCTGATCGCAGCTAAGCCTCGCAAGCTGGTTGTCCCGCCTGCCCTTCAGTTCGTTGCGACTCGTCTGCTGGAAACCGAACTGCGCGTCGGTACCAACGACAACGACATCAACGCACTGAAGAACAACGGCTCGATCCCTGAGGGCTACACGATCAATCACTTCCTGACCGACAGCAATGCTTGGTATCTGACTACCGACGTTCCTAACGGCATGAAGCACTTTGTTCGTACCCCGCTGGCTCAGTCAATGGATGGTGATTTTGAAACTGGCAACGTAAGATATAAGGCTCGTGAGCGTTACAGTTTCGGCTGGTCTGACCCGCTTTCCATGTATGGAAGCGCCGGGGCATAACAAAAAACCCAGTATTTATGCGGGTTTCAGGGGAGCTTTGGCTCCCCTTTTATTTTTCTTGCGTTATAGATTTGGCCTGTGGTACATTACCTGTTACTAAGTCCAACAGGAGGGTATATGGAAACCACAAACTTACCTAAAACTCGCAAAGAAGCGCAGGAAACCGGCAGTAAGTATTACTTCACAGGGGGACCCTGCAAGCATGGGCACATAGCCCCGCGTAAGACCAAAGGTGCGTGTATAGAGTGCTTAAAGGTGGAATGGCAGCAAAGCGCTGAGAAGCGTGCCGAGTACTTTAAGCAGTACAACCAACGAGAAGAAATAAAAGATCAAAAACACGAGTGGTATCAAAAAAATAAAAGTAAAGTTATTGCTGCTGCACAAACAAGACCGGCAGAACAATTACGTGCATATAGGAATGCGTGGAAAGAAAATAACAAAACGCAAGTTCGTGCTGATACTAAAGCACGTCGGCGTAAACATAGAGATGCCACACCAAAGTGGTTGTCCCGCAAACAAAAGTCTGAAATTCGTCAACTTTATCAAATTGCAATAACTATGACGCAAACAACTGGGGAGCAGTACGTCGTAGACCATATTGTTCCTTTACGAGCTGATACAGTCTGTGGCCTCCACGTGCCATGGAACTTGCGGGTAATCACGCAGGAGGAAAACCTAAAAAAGTCAAACAAGCTGCTTGACACCACACCCACCACCTAGTATAAAACCCATAAATCCGGGTGTATCCGGTGCGTCGAACAGTCCCGGCTGACTTCATGCAGATCGACGTACCTAACCGCATGAGGGAAAATCTAATGCCTATTTCTACTACCCAAAGTATTTGGCGCTCGGGCGGCGGCGACACGACCCGTCAAGCTTATTGCGGCTCCGGTGTTATGGCCGCTGGCTTCTACGTTGCTAACGCAGCTGTGTCTGGTAACGTCGTTGTTGCATCTGGCTCCACTACCCCCCTTATTCTGCCTGCTAACGCTGTTGTTACGTCTGTCGTTATTACGACTCCGCTGGATTCTGGTTCGATCAATGTCGGCTACCAGACCGTGACTGGCGGCGCTTCTAGCGCAAACTTCTACGTTTCGGCGCTGGCTGCTACCTCGGCTAAGACCATCACTCCCGGCGCAACCGGTGCAGGTACGGGTGTTGGCACAACGGCAAACGCTTCGGTGAACTTCACCATCACTACTGAGAGTGCAAGCTCGGCTGTGGGCGACGTCGGCGGCTACATCACTTACTACGTCACTGATTACCTGTTCGGCCAGCAGAACGTCTAATAGGAGGTCGTCATGACCATGCAAACAGACGTTAAGGCTAAAAGCCTTGGATCGACAGGTTTAGTGTATGAAGGTCGCACTCGGGTCAAAGGCTTAATTATTGGCGCGAGTGCTAGTGCGGGAAACGTGACGTTGGCTGATGGTGGCGTAAACGTATTTGCCATTCAGACGGTTGCAAACGGAGAAACTTTCAACGCGCTTATTCCGGGCGAGGGAGTTCTTTTTTCAACTAACGTATCCGCGACGTTGCTTAACACAACTGTTACGGTGTTCTATGGCTAAAAGTCCAGCATGGCAACGCAAGGAAGGCAAGAACCCCAAGGGTGGACTCAACGCCAAAGGGCGAGCCTCCTACAACGCGGCGAACCCCGGCAAACCGGGCCTCAAAGCTCCTCAACCAGAGGGCGGCCCTCGCCGGGATTCCTTCTGCGCCCGCATGAAGGGTATGAAGAAAAAGCTGACCTCAGCCAAAACTGCCAACGACCCGAACAGCCGTATTAATAAGTCTTTGAGGGCATGGAAATGCTGAAGTACGAGAACATGGACGATACGACAAAACACATACTGGATGCTATGTCCGTCGTCACAGTCGTGGGGACGATAATACAAATGCTGCCATCTATAGCCGCGCTGTTCACTATTGTGTGGACAGGTATTCGTATTTACGAGACAGATACTGTCCAGAAGCTTCTGGGTAAGGGGAACAAAGATGGCGGTGACTAAAGAAGACGTCGAGCAGGCGAAGCAAGACGAGAAAAACCGTAAAAACCAAGAGCGGATGGAAAAAGAAACTTACGGTAAACCCGTGACTGCTCCTTCTACATCCCCCGTTAAAAAGGCCAAAGGCGGCTCCGTCTCGTCTCGTGCTGACGGCTGCGCAATGCGCGGCAAAACTCGTGGAAAGATGGTGTAAGTATGTACACGGGCGACTCCGTATCGCAGGCTGAGCATCGTGCTGCACAGCAGAAAAAGTCTGCTGCCCCGGCTTTGGGTGCGGCGGAGATTGCTGAGCTCACTAAAACCTACGATGCCCGGGTCAAAGAGTTTAATGCGCAAATAACCCAGCGTCTTAACGAACTCAACAAAAACTTCACCGCAAACCGCAAACAGACGCAGACGGATTTAAATGCGGAACTTGCACGTATGCGCGCTGAGCATGCGCAGGCAGTAAAGAACGAAGACGCTGAACTGCGTGGTATCAAGGATCGGGCGGAAAGAACCGCACGGCAGAAGGACATAAACGCTGAGCGCCTTGCTAGGACTAACGCTATAAACAGCTTCCAGCAAAAAGAAATACCTGCGCGTCTCAAGGCTTTGGACAACGAAGTTATACAGGCTCGCAAAGATATAAACACGGAAAAAACGACCGTGTTAAAAGACCTCGCTACTGCGTTCAACGACACCAAAGCGTACATACCCGTTGCTCTGGGTAGGGGCGACTCGCCTAGCCTAGAGTTAATGACGGCAGCGCAGCGGCAAGAGATACAGAAAAAACAGGCTGCAGAAGCACAAGCAGCGGCAACGGCTAGAGCGCAAGCAGAGGCGCAAGCCAAAGCGCAGGCGGATGCAGCAAAGCAGGCTCAAATGCAGGAGTTTGCAAACCAAACTATGCAGCAGGCTCAACAGCGTAAGAGTCAAAACTACGCTCAGATGTACAACCTGTTGACACAAAATATGCCGATACCGGTTGGCTATAACCAACCAGCCACAAGCCGTCAAGCACAGACGACGATGATCGGTGCAGGCGGGGACGATCAGATGGGCAGGCAGATGTCGCCAGCTCAGATAGCGCAAATGGCTACTATGCGACGTGGTTCGCCGGGGATTATGCCGCAGGGCACCCCGCTACCTCCTGAGATGATGCAACAGATGGCACAGCAGCAAGCTTCAAGACAAGCAGCGCAGCAGCAAGTAGCACAAGAAGCCCCGCAAGCGCCTCAGCCAGCTAAACGTGGTGGCATTATGAGGGGGTTGTGATGCCAGCGGTGTCGAAGAAGCAAGAACGGTTTATGCAGGCGGTGGCCCACAACCCTGCGTTTGCCAAGAAAGTTGGAGTGTCGCAGAAGGTGGGTAAGGAATTCACTAAATCAGGAGGCGGTATGGCTGAGTCAAAGAAGATGGTCGGTAAAGAGATAGCGTTCATGAAGAAAAAGGGCGCTCCAAAGTCCATGGTTAAACATGAGGAAGCTGAGATGAAAGGTATGAAAAAAGGCGGTATGGCTAAGTATGCCAAGGGCGGCATGGTCGGTGCTTCAAAGATGGGCGCGGTTAAGACTGCAGCTCCTAGCCGTGACGGTGTTGCTACTAAGGGTAAGACCAAAGGCACCATGATTAAGATGGCCGGTGCTAAAGGTATGAAGTACGGCGGTAAGTGCTGACATGATGCCCTCACGTGGCATGGGTGCCATAAACCCTTCTAAAATGCCCGGCGGGAAGAAGAAAGCCCGTCGGGATGACACTGACTTTACTCAGTATAAAGAGGGCGGTAAGGTATCCAAGGTCAACGAGGCTGGCAACTACACCAAGCCCGGTATGAGGAAAGCTCTGTTTAATCAGATCAAGAACTCAGCTACGCAAGGTACAGCTGCCGGACAGTGGAGTGCTAGGAAAGCACAGCTGCTAGCAAAGAAGTACAAGGAAAAGGGCGGAAAGTACCGTGACTAAGCCTTGTAAATACTGCGGGCAAGAAAAGGATGATGACGCCTTTTATCGTTTTTATGACCGTTGGGCGGATAAGCATTATCTTAGTTCACGGTGTAAACCATGTCATCAGTCGTATAAAAAACTTAACCCCAATACACCGCGAAACCGAAAGGCGGAAAAACTTCAGCTTAGGTACGGCCTAACATATGAAGATTGGGAACGTATTCGTGAAGCCGAAGATTTTGCATGTATGATTTGCGGTATTACTGAGGTTGAGTTAGGACGAAAACTGGACGTTGACCATTGCCACGATTCAGGTAAAGTTCGTGGTGTTTTATGTAACCCATGCAATACAGTTCTAGGACATGCAAGGGACAACGTAGCGATACTTGAGGCTGCAACGGCGTATTTAAAAGAAAATGCCAACGGATATAAGGAGCGCACATGAAAGCTCCCCAGCAAAGCTTGAAGGCGTGGACTGACCAGAAGTGGCGGACTAAGTCTGGTAAACCATCGTCAAAGACCGGAGAGCGGTATCTGCCGGAGAAGGCAATTAAAGCGTTGAGCCCAGCTGAGTATGCAGCTACGACAAGGGCAAAGCGCGCTGGCAAAGCTGCCGGGAAGCAGTTCGTTAAACAACCCAAGGGCGTAGCCCAGAAGACCGCGAGGTTCAGATAATGGCTGACGGTGAGAAGGTTGCTGACCCGTGGGGAACCTTGGTGCAACACATCAAGGAGAGGGAAGCCAATAAAGCAGAAGCCGCTGCCGCACAAAAAGAAGCTATTGCCCAGCATAAGCAACGAGTAAAAGAGGAATTAGCCAGAATAAGGGCTGAACGAAAAGCGGGTGGCGGTTCTGGTGGGTCGCGTGAGGATAGACGCGAAGCGCAGCTAGGCGCAGACCTTGACCCGAAAGCAATGATGAAAAAAGAAGGTTACAAAGCAGGCGGCAAAGTTAAATCGGCATCAGCACGGGCTGATGGCTGTGCAATAAGAGGCAAGACGAGAGCTTAAATGGCCTACACAAGCGATACGTACAACTTTAACCCTGACCTCAACGAACTGTTTGAAGAGGCATTTGAGCGTTGTGGCTTAGAGCTGCGCTCGGGTTATGACTTCCGTACGGCGCGGCGTAGCCTGAATTTCTTGCTGGCGGAATGGGGCAACCGGGGTATCAACCTGTGGACTATTGAGCAGGGCGAGATACCACTTATTCAAGGGCAAGTGACTTATGATCTTCCTGCCAATACAGTTGATCTTGTTGAGCATGTTATTCGTACTAATGCTGGACAGGGCCCTAACCAGACCGATCTGAATATCACGCGGATTAGCGTATCAACTTACTCTACTATCCCTAACAAGCTTACACAGGGTCGCCCTATTCAAGTATGGGTAAACCGTCAGTCAGGACAAAAGGTAGGGTCGAACACTGCT